GAGGCGATCTGATGGCGTCGATCCGCAAAGGTTTCGCGTTGAGAAAGGTGCGGCCCAAGTCCCCCACAGCGCCGGCGGCAGCTCCACCGGCAAAGGGCGTGCTCGACCTCTTGTCGTCGGCCATCGACAGCATGACCAAGAGACGCGGCGCCGTCGCTCCGAGTTCGGGCTCCGAAGCCGAGGTCAGCGAGCACGACAACGAGGATTGGTCGGGCTGAAAAGATGAAAAAAAAAAAGATTAGAACGACTTACCTGTATCGCTCATACTCACCACTAATATGCCGGTCCTGAAAAGAGAGGCGCGTCGGGCGCGAATTCCTTAATTTTGAACACCAGCGACACCTCGAAGAGAACCTCCTCGTCCTCCGCAGAGTCGGTTCCTATGTAAACTATTGGTTTGTAGAAATTCTCCCAAATTACCTTGTTGATGAAGTGCTCGAAAGAGTTGGTGTACTCCAAGTGAAGATTCATGATGGGGCAGCCGCCTCCCCTCTTGGCGAGGCTGATCCTGTACTCGTTGTTGCCCACGTACGACGGCTCCACTATGCGGATGATTTCGTGCGGCACATAGTCGGGGTCGCAGCGAAGCGCGTGCTGAGCTAGAAATCTGAAACAACGATTGGGTTTAGTCGATCGCATGTTAATTACGAGGAAGACGTCCATCACCTCTTGGTCGTTGACGATGGGAAAGCTGTCCTCCATGAAGCGAGTCCAAGTCTCGCGCAAGAATTCTTTGCCCGACCAATTCACGATGAGTTTCATCGTGTCGGGCTTGATGTTCCTAATCTCTTTGAACAAAGTAAGTTTCTGATTCTTACCCGGCCCGCAGAAGGGGTCCTCCGCGACGAGATACTTGTCGAGGGAGTCGAACTCGCGCTCGACCTTCTCCTGCTCCTCTTCATGCTTCCTGCGTTTGGCATTCTTGATGACTCCGCCCAAGTTTTTCCAATACCTATTGTCGTAGACGTAGGTCTTGCCCTTGGGGTACGGGTACGCTGTGTACATTATGGCAAACCTTTTTTTCACAATCGCGAACGATTACTCTAAAATTCTTATTTTCTCTTGATGTCGAGTATATGATCAATAAAAAGACAATATCGGATCAATAGTTTTATTTAAAAATTGTTTACAGGATTTTTGCCTCTGCAAGAACCGGAGACATTCTTGCAGAGATTCGAACAT